AGCCGATGCGGCGCGCCAGATCCGCGGCTTGGTCGAGGGCGATGCGCGGCTTCACGGCCTGCATCGGTTCCAGCTTGACGGTCAGGTGCTGCATCGTTGCCTCTCTGCGATCTCGGTGGAATCGTTGGGTGCTTCGCCGGGCGATGTCACGCAGCGTTTTAAGCGTTATGCGCGCTTCGTTCGTGGAGCCAATCGCGATGTGCGCGCACGATGGCGTCTCGGCCGGGAACGTCGTCGGCTGCTGCATAGCCGCGGGCCATGAGGTAATCCAGGACCAGACGAACGATCGCGCCCGGCGAGAGGTGTGGGAGCAGTAGACCATCCGCGTGAAGGGCTTCGAGCGCCGCCATGATTTTCGGCCTGTGGCGTGGGCGCGACCGCCGCGGCCGCGCCGCCGGCGCGATCGCGCTGGGGGCGCCGATCACGTCCGGCTCCAGGTTTTGGGCGATGTCCTCCGTCGTCATGGGGGCGTTCGCTTCTGACAGTTAGGGGGCTTGCTCGCCGGCTGCCGCTGGGCGTCGTTGGGCAGCCTCAGCGACCTGGTCCCAGTAGGTGGTCCAGCGTTGCGTCTGGCGCTCGATCTCGTCGCCGAACCCTGCCCACGCCTGGTCCATGTCGCGCCTGACCTGCTTGGCGCGCTCCCCGCTGTCCATCTCCAGCAAGGCGGCGAGGTGGTCCCAGAATGCGGTCATGCGGCGCACGTCGGCCAGCAGGTAGTCCGGGCAGTCTTCACCGAAGGTCTGCTTCTCCTTCTCATTGCTCTGGCTGAATCGCCTGGCACGTTCTTCGCTGCTCATCTGTAGCCAGCCCACGATATCGACCTCGGCCGGCCACGGCGGCAGAGGCCCTCTGTGGTTCCAGGTGGTGTTCTGCGTGTTCTCAGTCATGTGCGTCTCCCCTCTACGAGTCCGGGTAGTCCTCAACGTCGATTCCCTCCATCACCGGCGCGCGGCCCCGGCTATAGTCGTCGCCGGCCTTCGACCCGCCGGTCCGTTCGCAGCGGTCCGCCCAATCCCGGAGCAGCGTCCCAAGGCGATGGCGGCGCGCCGGCGGCAGTGCGTCGATGTCGCTCTGGCGCAGGCGTCCCAGCAGGGCCTCGATGGTGGCGGTCAGTTTGCTGTCCGGGTTAGGCATCTGCCCAGTCCTCGACCTCAATCTGCATCTGCTCAAACGCGAGGGGCGCCCTCGCGTCCATGTCGGAGATCCTGGACATGGCGTCGAGGAGGTCGTCACGCGGCGAGAAGGGGAACAGCGCAAACTCCTCGAAGAACACGCGGGTAAGGTCGTAGGGGTTCCCATCCTCGTCCCGGCGCATGATCGGCTCCATCAGCCGATGATGCTCGCCGCGGGTCTTGGCGTTCCGCTCCTCTCTGTCGAGGCCCTGGTCGGGCCGATACTTGATCTCGTCCGAGCCATCTTCCAAGTGCCACCTGGCGTGGTTCTCAGCATTGCCGAGCGTTGGATGCCACACGCGACCTGGCACCAGGAACGAGCCCTCGCGAAACATCGGCTCCAAGCGCCCCACGCGCGCCTTCTTCGATTCGCCGCCGGGCCGCTCGCCCGTCCAGTTGAGCTCCTTCACCCCGAAGAAGTAGCGTTCGATGCGCTGGCGCTCCTCGATGTACTCAACGTCGCTCTGCATGCCGTAGCGCTCGTAGCCGACCTCGACGAGCTGCACGCCCGGTATCTTCGACCACTTCTTGTGGAGGTCGCGGAGGCGCTCCCATCGCTCGGAGAGCGGCATCCGGTGGCAGAAGCCGTCGAGCAGGTGTCGGTTCTCGTTCCGATCAATCCCGATCACCACCATGGCGGTGCGGTCGGAGGTCTTGTTCCGGCCCTTCGCGGGATCGACCATGATGTAGACGTTGAGCATGGCAGGCCGCAGCCAGTAGGCGACGAGCCACCTCGTCAGGAACATGTTCTCTTCGCCGGCGAGCGGATTCTGCAGGTACTGCGCGGCCACGCTCGACCGCTGCTGGCGCTTGATTTCGTCCCAGCGCGCCTGGGACAGGAAGACAGGCTTCCCGGTGAGGCTCCCGTCCTCGGTCGCTGGGTGGATGCGCGGCGTCGCGATCTCGTTCTCCAGGATGTAGGCATACGTATCTCCGAAATGGTATCGGGTGCCGATAAACCATTTTCGCGTACCCTCCGCCTCGCCGAGGCTGAACGAGAGCTCGGTGCGCTCGGTCGCTTTCTTGACCTGCTCCGGGTTGGTGACGTTCGCCTCGTTGATCACGTCGTCGTAGACCAGCAGGGGGAAGTGCTTGCCGGTCGGCATGGCATCCACCACGCCGTGACCCTCCACTGTGGCCTCGCGCGGGTTGCCCCTGCGCTTGACCGTGATGCCGTCGCCTACTGACCAGGTGCGGGCCTGCTTGCGCTCCTTCGCGTCCCGCCACAGCACGTCCGGGTAGAGCGCTATCAGCTTCGCATTGTCTTCGAACTCCGTTTTGATCTGATCGACGAAGCGATGGGCGAGCTCCTTGGTGTTGGAGAAGATGGCGACACGGGTCTCGGGGTCGCACAGCACCTCCTGAATCACGCCGGCGAAGGTGATTACCGACGATTTCCCGTGGGCTCTCGCCCACAGGTCGATGTACCCGTCGGGGGCCTTCTCCACCTCACGGCAGCGCTGGTAGATCCAGGGGTGGCTCATGTCCGGCCGGTTGCACAGGACCGTGAGCAGGTAGAAGCGGTCGTTGCAGCCGAGCAGGGCCAGTTCGTCGGGCGACATGTGCGGGACCACGCCCTCGTAGATCTCCAGCGCCACCTCGAAGGGCGCGTCGCGGAGGTCGCGGATGACCTTGAGGATCTCCGGGTCTGCCCCGTCCGCGTAGCGCGCGCCGCGCAGTGGCCGCTCCCCCTCCACCTCAGTGCTCCGTCGCGCCCTTGCCGTTGTGGCTCGTCGCCGGCAGCGCCTTTGCCGCCCGGTCGGCCTCCGTGCGCTTCTCGTACTCTATGGCTGCCTCGCGGACGCGCTTGATCGCCGCGCGCATCGCCTCGCGGCCGGGGTCCTGGGGCCTGGGGGTGATGTCCTCGACCTTCAGGTTCTGCTCCAGCCGATCGCCGAAGGTCTGCGGCAGCGCCTTGGCCAGGAGCCACTGGCGCGTCGCGATGCGCATCCGCGACCTCGCCAACACCTCCTCGTTGACCACGGTCTCGACCTCGCCCGACCTGGTCATCCTCTCCATGAAGTCGTTGCGGGCATCGTCGGCGATCTCAAGGAGTTCGTCCGCCATCGAGAAAAAGCCCATCTCGCGGGCGAGCGCGTACCGCTTGGCGAAGGGGTGATCGGGGTCGAGGGCCCAGCCGCGGACGGTGCTCTCGTCGGGCATGCGGTCGTTCCGGCAGATCGTGCGCAGGGGCTCGCCTGCAGCGAGCCGGGTGACGATCACCGCCGCGATTTCCTCGGTGTAGATGGTCGGGCGGCCGCGTGGCTTGGGCTCTTCCGGAGCGGGCATGGGGGCGCCGCTTGGCTCGGCTGGGCTCGATGACTCCCCTCCCTCGCGCGCGCGGGCGCGCGCGATACTGCGGGAAAAGTCCTTGGCTTTTGACTCCCGTCGCAACTCCTCGGCCTTGCTGTCGGGGGGCGGGGCAGCCTGCGATGCATCGCCTTTCGTCAGGTTTTCCTGGTCATTTGAGGCTCCGCTCGGCTTCGCTGGCCCCGGCGACTCCCGTCGCTGCTGTGACTCCCTACCCGCCTTCTGGTTGGACTCCCGCAATTCCTTGATGCGCTCCTTCACGGCGGGCTCGCGCGCCAGCTTCTTTGCGTTCGCCCGGACGGTGCTCGCCTGCATCTTCGCGCAGTCGCGCGTCTGCCTGTAGGCGTCGGCGAAGGTGGCGCCGGCCGCCACCGCCGCGGCGAATGCCTCCTTCTTCTTCGCGGCGAGCGCGCTCATTCCGGCCGCTCCATGTTGTGTCGAGAACAGGCTGTAGGGGGCGCACTCCGACGGTGCAGTACCTGTGCCCGTGGGCGCTTCACGTCGGCGAGCCTGGCGATGGCTGCGAGGGCCGTCTTGAGCGCCGTCCCAGCTTGCGGGACCTCGGCCGGCGGCGCTTGGCCGTCGGCGGTTTGATCGGATGTCGGCTTGGAGTCGTGCGTCACAGCTTGAGCCCTTTCACAGCGCTGTCTCTCCGGTCCTCGGCGATGCGCACGT